TCACGCGGCCTTGTTCGGTTTCCAGGTGGCGATCGCCTTGGCAGCGGCCTCATCGCCCACGCCTTCGACCGTGGAGCGCAGCACTCGCGGCCGGTCGTCCAACCCCTTGTAGTGCCGGATGCCGTTAGCTCGCAAGAAAGCGAACTGGCGCTCCTTCAGCGGGGTGCCACACAGCTCGCGCATCTCCTTTCGGGACAGGCACAGCTCGTTGATGCTCATGCGAACAGCTCCAGTTGAAGCGGCGCGATTGCGCGACGGATTGTGAAGGTGGGAGGATCTCGATCGTTGAGCAGCTCCCGGGCGATGTGGAAGTGGTAGCCCCGGCCGTTCATGTCGGTGATGCAGGCCATTGGGAAGTAGCAAACAGCAAGCGCGCCTGAGCAAAAGAGGTAGTAGCCACGTCCACACGGGGCCTTGCCGCTCTCGGTGCTGCTGATGAGCATGTCCCGGGTCCAGCCGGCAGCCAGGCGAAGCGTTACCGCGGCAACCGCTATATCCCACGCCTCGTCGCGTTCCATGCTCCGCGAGGACACCATCCCCATCACCCGCAGCGCGGCGTCCATGTCGCCGGCAGCGAGAGACTGGAGAGCTTGCCCCCTGGCTTCCCACAGGCGTGCATCTTCCGGGGTGATCGAGTTGAGATCGATCCCCGATAGGTTGGCCAACTCCATGCCTGTGCCAAAGTGACTACCGCCATCAGAGGCGGCCGGGCAGGCGGTTGTCATTAGGCGCGCCCCTGTTGGATCGCCGGGGCCTGCTGCGGCAGCCCAACGGCGGTGGCAAGCTTGCCGGTTTCATCCATCAAGCGGATCGCATCGAGCTCAACTTTCACCGCGCCGATGTAGGTGGTCGCAACCATCGTCGAAGTTTTGGCGCGCTCGATCACCAGGCCCATATCCTCGGCGCTCAGATTGTCGTCGCCCAAACGCTCCAGCATGGCCACCAGGTGGTCGCGGACGTCACTGACCTTGTTCTTCATGCTTTTGCTCCTTCAAACGTTTGTTGATTCGGCGGGTAATCCGCGCCTTCAGGTGGATGAGCTCTTTGACTTCTGGCGGGTAGCGGTTGTGGAAGGTATTGCGCCGCATGTTCTCGGCCAGGGTCACAAGCTCTAAACGGTCGGCGGTGATATCGGCCGCGACGAACGTCTTCATGCCGGGCCGGAAAATGACGATGTGTCCCTCTGGCACCGGCCCGTGTGCCGCCTCCCAGACGATCACGTGCACCGGGCGCCACCGCTTGACCGGGAAGATGGTCGGGTCATCGGTCACCTTGCGTATCAGGGACTTTCGCTTTGGGTCTACCTTCTCCGTGCCGATCGGCACGTAGTTGCGAGACTCGCTCGCAGGGCGCCCCTTCTTGAACTGGGTTGCTGCCATGCGGCCTGGCGCCCAGCCTGGGCGCCGGAGCCCCTTGTTCGCCGGCGTGCCGCCCGGCTTGAACCTTTTGGCGATTGAGGCCGGATCCTGCGTGCCGTTCCATAGCTTGGCCAGCGGCTGCGTTTCGAAGTCCGGTGCCTTCTCCAAGCCCAGCTGCGCCACCCGGCGATACACCGAAGGCCGCCCACGTCCCAGGACGTACGCGATTAAGAACGCCGGGAACCGCGGCCAGTTGATCCGGAGAGTTTCATCCTCGTCTTCCGACCAAGGCTCTCGTTGCTTGGGCGCAGTCACTGCATCAGCCACCGGTCACCTCAACGCGCTTGAACTCGATGACCCACACCCAGGGGTTTGCTTCCCACGCGGGCTCGCCGTAGACCTGCGCCCACAGCTGGTGAAATGCCCACTCGGGGTGGTCGCACGGTCCAGGAAGCCAGCTGCCGCTTTCGGACTGGGAGAGGCCTTCCGCCATGGCGTCCGCCTCGCTGATCGCCTGCAGCCGCTCCACGCGAACGGCGGTGATCTCCAGCACCAGGCGGCAGGCCCAGCGCGGCATGTGGATGCTCGGGACGTTGCCGCGCGCCGCCGCTGCCGGCATGTACCATTCGTCGGGCGGCGGATTCTGCCAGGTGTGCGGGATCCACTCGCCGTCTGCCGCGTAGCTGACGCCAACGCTATCGCAGTCGCAGGTGTCCATCGCGCAGCTATGGATGGTCTCCGGGCGCCACGTCTCCCTCACCCACAGCCGGTCGCCGGGCTGGCCGAAGGGGCACAGGTCGTTGCCGGGGTGGGCCACGTACTCGGGCGTGAACTGGGCCTTTCCGAGCCAGTCCAGCGCGATACCCTTCACCGCGCGCCGGGTCTGTGTCTTCTGGCCGGCCAGGATGGCGCGCACCATGGCGCCGTTGAAGAGAATGGGGCGCTCGCGCATTACACGTCCTCCCGCAGCCTGGTGCGCAGGTCACGCGGCGGCTTCACGGTGGCCAGGGTGGCCCGTGGCTGCTTGATTGCCTTCCGCATCTGCGGTGCGGTGAACTCGAAGCTGCGGTTGCAGTGCGAGCAGCGGGCGCTGTAAATCTTCGAGCGCCCACGCTGTCGGAGCACCAGCATTCCGCCGATTTGCTGCCACTGGTACGAGGCGGTCTTGTGGCACTCAGTCGCCATTGCCCACCCCCGGCGCTGCATCGCGCTGGTCGATCACGTCGAAGTCAACGCTTCCGCCGTCTCCAGCTTTGACGCGGACCCAGAAGTTCGGGAGCTGCGCAGCAGTCTGAATTTCAACCTCTTCGCCGTCACACATGTCGTCAATCAGCTCTTCGACCGAAGAGCCCATCCTTTCGCCATCTACCGCGAGCCAGAACATGTCCCCCTGCGCCTCGCCAACCTGTTGCTTGCCAGTTGCGGCGAGGGCGCGATCACGGCGCTTCTCGAACTCATAGATCGCAGAACGAACGCTGTCCGACGCCTCGTCAACACGGTCCTGCGCTGCGTGCATATCGCTGTCGTCAACGTCGTCGTGTTCATCGCGACGCATGACAAGGGAATCCAGTTCACCGCATGCTTTCAGCAGGCGCGTGGATGCATTGGCCAAATAGCCTGCGTGCTCAATAGCGAAGTCAGCAGGCGTGCGCTCCCGCAGCGCATCCACCTGCTGCTCGGCCAGCTCTGCGGGTTGCGGTGTGGTGGCGGCAGCCAGACGGCGCGACAGCCAGCGGATGCGGTCCTTTGCTGCGGTCAGGTAGACGATGCCGGCCAGCGCCTTACCGGCGGCCATGTCTGCCATGGTGGGCTGCTCGTTGCCGTGCAGGAACACGGCATTGGCCAGCTCGTCGTCGGTGAGGTTTCCCAAGGCCAGGGCCGCGCGCTCGCAGGCGTAACGGTCGCCGTGCGGGTCACGTTGCCCGTCCGCTGCCCAGCGGGAAGACGGCGTGGTGGTGTCAGACATTTCCGTCTCCCAGGTCCTCACGGGTGATGACGTGCTCCACTACAGTTCCGACCTCCCAGAAGTTCGGAGCCTCGACCGAATCGGCCCAGGCCGCGATCAGAGATTCAAGCTGCGCACGTTGCTCCTTGGTCGCGTGAACCAGGTAGTCCTCGGCATGCTCGCCGCACATGTCGAAGGCTCGCACACTGATGTCATCGATCACGGAATCGGCATCGACCAGTCGGGCCGCTTTGATCGGGATCACCTGGCCGATAAACAGGGACTGCCCGACCTCAAATTCACCACCGCTGTTCAGAGCTTCGGAGATCGCTTCTTCGATACTTTCGCAGCGCGACTGATAGGTCTCGCCATCGGTGCTCCAGCTGTACTGCTTCGGGTTTCCGGTATTCATTGGCTGTCCTGGTTAGGCGGCTTTGCACTGCGCGGCCAGCGCTTCAAGTCGCTCGGCCTCGCGGATGTAGTGGTCGTGCCGGTCCTGGCGGACCGGCGGGGTGAACTGGATGTCGTTCAAGGCGCTTTCGGCTGAGGCCCGGTAGAGCAGCGCCATTCGTCCCGGGTCGTGTTCGAAGATGTCGAGCTGCTGCCGCTTCTTCATGGCGGTCCGCCCTTACGCCGCCTGGGCGGCTTCGTTGATCTTCTGGAACGGGTATTTCTCGGGGTAGGCCTTGATGCGCTGGCCGAAGTGCGCGCCCAGCGACTCAGCGCTCTTGAACGCTTCGAACTCATTGGCGTCGAAGTTCTCGTAGTGGTAGAGCGAGCCTGGGCCGACAGCGCCGCCCTTGCGGCTGGTAAAGCGAATGGCGAGGGTCTTCGTAGCCGGGTCGTGCCCGATGCTGTGGATCTGGGAGGACTCGACGTCCTGCATATCGATGCGCATTGCCATGGGTAGCTCCGAGGGTTGGAATGAGGTCCGGCTTTGCCCGGCCGGCGCGGGTTCCTGTCGACCTACAGGGGAGGCGGGCGACAGGCAGGGGACTCAGGCGGCGAGCGGGTAGCCCTGGCCGTTGGCGGCGCCTCGGAGGACGCGGATCATCTGCTCGCACATGGCCGGCACCTGGTCGGCGGCGTAGAGCTTCGCGCCGCGCTCGGTGCTGACCGGCTCGAACCCGAGCTGGCGCAGGCCCTCGGCGCTGATGGTCAGCGGGCCGATCAGCGCGTTGATCTCGCCGAGCTTGATCCGCTGGCCTTCCGGCGCCCACGGCGCGCGATCTTCCGCCGGCTCCGGAGCTGCAACGGCGCGCACGTAGGACTGCTGCGGAGCAGGGGCGGCGGGAGAGGTGGCTGGTTCGGCGACAGGCTCTGCAACTACCGGAGCAGGTGCCTGAGCTGCCGCCTGTGCGACCTGTGCTTCCTCTTCTTTGGCGCGTCGATCGGCGGCCTCGTCATCGGCACGCTTCTGTGCCTTGGCCTCTTCCTCTTTGCGAATCTTCTCGCGCTCGGCCGCCAGTCGTTCCTCTTCCTGCTTTTCGAAGGCTGCGATCCGCATGGCGACCAGGTTCCGCAGATCCTCGGCAGTCTTCGAGGCGCACAGGCTCACCCGGTCGGCAAACAGGGTGGAGTGAGCAGGGTGCTCCGCAAGGATGGCCGCATTGGCACGAACCCGATCGGCAGCTTGGCTGGAGGCGATCTTGGCGTTGGCCGCCACGGCGTCGACCGCTTCCTGCATGCTGCTGAAGGACCGCTTGCCCTTCATGGCTGCGCTGATATCCGCGACCAGCGTTGCCGGCATCGGCAGACCGTGCTCGCCCAGCGTCTCGTTGATGGCTCGAACGTGGTCCTGCACAGCCCGGCGCGCGGCATTGCCGATTTCGGTGCGGCGCTCTTCCTTGCGGCGCGTGACCAGCCTATCCAGGTCCAGACGCTTGGCTTTGGCCTCGGCGGTGATCTCATCGATCGTGCGGAACAAGAGCTCGATGCTCTCGGTTTGGCTGAGCGCATGCTGCTTGGCAGCTTTCAACTGGTCCTCGATGTCACTGCACCACTTCACTGTCTTCTCAGCGTCGGCGAAATCCTGATCCGTGGTCAGGTCCGTGCTGATGTTCTGGAACACAGCGATGGCCTGACCCTTCCACTCGGCGAGGTTCGAGGCGGTGACCATTCCGGTCACCTCGATGCGCAGCGCCGGCATCTGGTCCGGGGCACGCCCCGTCGGCGCCGGTGCCACAGGGGCCTCGGGTTCATATGCCTCGACGTCAGCTTCGAATTGCCCCCAACCAGCAACGATCCTTGCCCGCAACTCGGCATTCGGCGAATACCAGCAATGCCGCTCTTCGATCAGTTCTTCGCCGTTCCACTTGGAGGCCATGAACAGGCAGCGCTCTGCGCCGGACACCATCAGCTGGTGCTCCATCTGCACCTGGTAGTGCATCGGCAGGCAAGCGTCGCTGCCGTCCACGGGCATCGCCAGGCGAAGGTCATCGTTCAAGCTCTTGTGCTCGAAGGCGATTTCTTCCATCAGCGTTAGGCCGTCGAAGCTGGCCGAGTACTTGGCCTGCACGCCAACGCAGGGATACAACTCCTGCCCCAAGACATCTTCGGCGAGGGGGCGGGCAAGGGCCTCGTAGCGGTGGCCGTTGTCGAAGATCCGCTGACGTTCCGGGGTGACCTCTTCGGCAACGCCGGAAGCCTTCTCGCGAACCAGCTGGTTGCGAGTCTTGTAGGGGCTGCAGCCCATCATTGCCGGCGCATCGCTGGCATTGTGGTACTGCGCACGGTGGGCATGCCATTCCGGCGTGCCCTGGACCAAGTTCACGATCTTCATGCGGCCACCTCAGTTGCCGTTGCGGATTCGGACGCACGGATCAGCTTTTTCTGCTCATCGGTGAGCGAGCCCTTGCTTTCGACCATCGCGATGATCTGATCTGCCGTGCGCTTGCCTGCCTTGATGAGCCCGGTCCAGGTCGGCAGGTTGGTATCGAACTGGTCCTTCGGATACGCGCCGGGGCTGCTCTCGCCGTGGGACACAGTGGCGACCACGCGCACGTCCGCCGCCGGCTCGATTTCGTCCGGGGTGTAGACGCCCAGCAGTGCTTCCGGCGCGTATCGGCGCGCCCACTGGCGGGTGCCGCGGTAGACCAGCATGTCTTGCGGGCTCTTGTCCCAAGCGTTATCGACCCGGTTGCCGTTCTTGTCCTTGGCGAAAGTGCGCCAGTCCTTGACGTTGCCGGCGACCGACTGAGGGCCGGTTGCGCCGCGCGGCGTGCCGATCACGGTGATCGTGGAGCTCTGGCCTTCGCCCCGGATGTCGTATTCCAGACGACCTTCGATCGCGCCCATCGCATACAGCGCGGCGGCAACCAGCTTCCCTTCGTAGCAGAGCTTGCCGTGGACGACCGACGTGCACTGAGCCACGCTGACCGCGTCCATGCCCCAGCGCTGCGCCTGCATGACGATCAGCAGGCAGTCGCCCGATTTGCCCCTCAGGTGCTCAGGCACCAGGTTGGCCTTGGCCATGATCTCGGAGAGCTGGATAGCCTCGTGAATCGAGGTCGGCATCAGGGCGTTTGCCCTGACTTCGCCGCTCATCGCGGGCTGCTGGGTGGAAATGGCGGTGCTCATTGAATGTCTTCCTTGGGCAGGTTGATGCGGGTGAGGGGTGCTGCGCGGCGCATGGACCGGCGCTGTTGGAGCTGGGCGACGAATTGCCGCCAGACCTGGCGGGCCTCGGTGACGGTCCGGCAGCCGAAGAAGAGGGCGCCCACACCACCCACCAGGACGAAGCTGTCGGCGTGGGTGTAGATGGCGCGGGCCAGGAGCGCGACGCAGAAGCCGAAGACGACGGCGCAGATGAAGGCCGGCACGAGCAGGCGGATCGGATGGCGGCTCATAGAATGCTCACCCTCGCTAGGTCCTGCGCAATGAGGCAGCCAATGGCGCCCAGCCCCGCGCAGCAGAGGGCCAAGCCGAGGTAAATCCCGAGATCCTTCAAGCCTTCCAAGCGCGGGTTGAAATCCGTTTTCATGCGTCACCTCCGTAGATGAGTGCCATGCGCTTGCGGCGCGCGCGCTCCCAGATGCGGTTCTGCGCTTCCTTGGAGCAGCCGGCCGCGACGAACTCGCGGGCTGTTTCGTTGACGTCCAGACCGGAGCGGGCGGCAACAGCTCGCACGCTCTCCAGCAGGTATCTCTGGCTGTTGGTCTGGACAGGGAAGGCGAGGACTTGGGCGCTCATGCAGCACGCTCCAGGCTGACCGGGGCGGACAGCGAGAAGGGGTTGACCAGGGCGCGCACGCTGTCGATCTGCCGCTGGCGCGCTGCGCGGCGCTCGTCGATCGAGTTCCGGGGAGACGGGAAGCTGAGGCCTTTCGGCTCTTCGATCTCGTCGGCAAAGCCCAGCATCACCAGCTCGTGGCGGCGGGCCGCTTCCCATGCCTGCTCGGCATCGGCGCCGACAAAGATGGCCGCGCGGTAGGCGGTGTCGGCACCGGGCATGTTGAGGCCGGTGTTGCGCAGGTTGCCCTGCAGAGTGGTGAGGTTCTGGCGCAAGCGCCGGACCTCATCCTCGGGATGCTGTTCGATAACGGAGGCCATGATCAGCACTCCAGCCCAAACAGCCGGTTGCCGAAGGCGATGCCGGCCGCCGAAGCGAACACGAACAGCGCGTAGACGGCACCGATCCAGATCCACATGGGGCGACGCTTAAGGGGCATCTTCTTTCTCCGGCCCCGGGATTGGGGGCGACGGAGAAAGATTAGGGCAAACCTAATCTGATCTCAATAGGGCAAACCTAATGAAATTAGGTTTAACCTAATCGTTCAGGCTGCGTTTAGGATTTGGTGATGGTTTCGCGTGGGAAAGTTGAAGATCGCCAGCGTCGTGCAGGGGTCACTCACTACCGGTGGCTCTATATGCAGACAAGACGGGCATGCGCCCACGCTGACAGGGACGGGAGGGTCTATAGCTGGGAAGGCCCGCCGTCGGGCGGGCATCCGGGAAGCGAAGAGGGCTGCATGTGCATTGCAATGGCTTGCCTCCCCGATTTCGACGACCTGAATGACCTGATAGTTCATGCTGGCGAGCCAAGCGATGCCCCTGCTTATCCGCAAGATCAAGGCTTCATGCCCGGTGAGCGTTTTGCTCAGCGCCTGTGGCGATTCCTCGCCAGGCCATTCTCACGCAAACCCTGACGAGGGCGTCAATCAAGCTCCGCCCAGGATAATTCTATGGGCGTCAGGGTGTAGAGGGGGGCGCGGAATCGGTGCGGGGAGGCTGCCCGTTGATCCGCATTGCGATGCTTTTCGCTTGCGCCTCAGCGGCAGCTACGGAGTCGCTTGAAAGACGCTCGTCGCAATACAGCTTCTTGTTGGCGATATCTGACTCGTCCACCATCGGACTCCCCGATTCGACGATTACGATGCGCCAGGCGCAACCTAGCACAGGGTTGCGCGGAGCTGTGGTCGATAGGGTGTAAGAAAGGTTCCTTTGCGCCTGATAGTCGCCGGCGTATGCCTGTCCCTCTAGGTTCTCGTACCTGTCCATCGTAGAGACATCAGCTTGCTCAGCAATTGCCTGCGGTCCGCTGCCCGACGGCGGCGCCGTTGACTCAGTGCAGGCTAGGAGTGAACACACCAAGGCGACCAGTGCTGCACGCGCCAACGAGCCAAAGCTACTTAGACCTCTGTTGTAGTCCATCCGGAATTCCTTCTTCCTTGCGTCAAAATTTACGGAAACCCCAGGCAGCGAGAACGCGGCCTGAAATGAAAAGCTGATCGATTTCACCGGGTGGAACGACTTCAGGCTCATAGGCGGGATTGCTGCTTCGGATTAAGACGGAGCCATCGCGGCGCAGTTGTAGCCTTTTTACCAACGGTCGACCCTGCCAATTCATGACGTAGATGGCGTCTGTGTCGAAGTCCTGCACCCTGCTATCAACGAATAGGACGTCACCATCGGCGATGTCTCCGGTCATAGAGTCGCCGCGAGCCGTGATAACGCGAACGGCGTTCCTGGGTGCCCGCAGGTTCTGCTCAGCCCAATCTTCGGCAACATCAATGTACTGAACAACTTCTGGATGATCTGGCATGTACCCACCGCCCCCAGCGGAAACGAACCCCTCAAGCAGGGGGAAGCGAACATATCCAGGGATTGTCTCAGTGGATGCGAACTGAGTCGGTTGGTTCATTTCGCTGGGTGCGTCATCCCCAAAGTAGAGGGCTCCAAAGTCCTCGCCGTGGTCGTCCGCGATCGCCTTGGCTGTTGGAATGCCGGGCTTGTACTCACCATTGAGCCACGCATTCGCAACAACGTTTGAGACCTTGTACTTGCGGGACAAGAATGCACCAGCGCCTCGGCGTGGCTGGCCGTGGCGGCCGAGGAGATCAATCAAGCGGCGGCCGAAAGCTTCGGCACCCTTATTTGGCTTGGACTTAGGCATTACCTAACGATGCCCGAAATTAAATTAGGCTTGCCCTGTTGACCATAGATTAGGTTGGACCTAAGATGCGAGGCATGGACACCCAAGCCCCCATCGACAGAGCTATCCGCGCGGTCGGCACGCAGCAGCGCCTGGCCGAAATCCTTGGCATCAAATCTGCCTCTATCAGCGAATGGAAGGCGCGATGCGCAGTGCCTGCGAATCGATGCATCGCGATCGAGACCGCAACCGGCGTCAGCCGGCACGACCTCCGGCCGGACGTGTTCGGGCCCGCGCCGGCAAACGAGAGCCAGCCCGAAGCGAGTGGGGAGGTGGCGCGTGCTGCCTGAGACCTGCCTCGCTGTGACGTTCCGCGATTTGGCTGGCCGCGACCCGGTGCAGGATTTTCGCCAGCGGTTACTTGATCTTCCCGAACAGCTCGCGCGTGAGGCTCTCCAGATCGCCTTGGATGGCATCAAACATCTGCGCCTCGATCTCGCCGAACGTCCTGACCTGGCCGCAGCCGGGGCAGGTGACAGGGGCATCCGGCTGCATGTTGTCGGACTCGAAGACCTGTTCTGCGCCGCATTGGCCGCAGTTGAAGGTCGCAGTAACTCTATCCATGGGGAGTCTCCGTGATGGCGATGTGTGTGGAAGCTCAACGCTATCACGGGGCACGCCCCGCCCATCGAGAGGTTGCTTAGACCATGAGCAAGATCCGAACGGTCTACGAGATCGGCTGCATCAAGCTTTTCACTTCTACGAATGATCAAGGCCGGATCTGCGTGAACGCGCGCCTCGCTTCTGAAGAAGACATCGAGATCGCTGGAATGGATGCCCTTGTTGCCGCAGCAAAGGCAGGTGTTGCCGCCGCCCAAGCATCGATTGACGACGCTTTCAAGCAGGAGGCGAGCAATGCTGTCTGACCGATGGAACCCGAGGCTGTGGGTGCGTGATTGGCTGACTGCTCCCTCTCGCGCGGAGAGGGAGCGGTGGGAGGCTGCGAAAGCAAATTCCGATGTGGCCTGGTCGGCGTTTCGTGCCGACTGCGAAGCCATCAGGGAAAGGCGCGCGGCTGCACGGGTTACTGATCGATGAGCTGCTGTGTGGCCACGCGGAAATCCTCCGCTTGCTTGTGCGTGAGGTCTTTGGCCATGTGGTTTACCAAGTCGATTAGCTGCTGTTGGAACTCCGGATGCTCTTTGCGGTTCCGCACCAGAACGCCCACGACTGCCTGTAGTGCCCTGACTTCCGTGGCTATTTCGTTCATCGAGTTCATGTCGCCCTCCTTGCGGGCTGTTCGTGTGGAAACAGCAGCCTATCGCAAGGAGGGCGGCACCCGCAGCGTTATGCGTCGCCATCGGTGCCGTCCCACATCCACAGCACTTTTCCGCCGCCTTCAGGCACCGGCCCGAGGTCGGGGAGGGTGAGCGGGAACGCCTTCGGCCGTCCGTCCACCCTTCGAAGCACGAACGGCTTTCCGCACATCCGCACCAGCGTCACCACGCCATTTCTGGCGGCCATCCCTGAGTTGTTGTTGTCCATGGCGCTGATGCTGCGCCTCCACAGCGCTCCTAACCACGTTCACAGAGCAGCCGCATGAACATTACTGACGCAGCACACAAGACCGTGAAGGACTACCCGGGCGGCGCCGAGGCGCTGGCGACCAGGCTGATCACCGTGAACGACAAGGGCGAAGAGAAGCCCATGTCCGGGGCGGTGCTCCGCAACAAGATCAACCCGAACAACACCACGCACAAGCTCGGCTGGGAAGAAGCCAGCGAGATCATGGACCTGACGGGCGACCGCCGCATGCTCGTTGCTTTGGCCGCAGAGCATGGCTACGGACTTCATCGCCTGGAGCCTCCGGCAGATGCCGGCTGCCTGACGAGCACGATCCTGGCGACCTCAGCCAGCAAGGGGCACTTCGCGGAGATCCTGCACAAGTGCTTGCAGGACGGGCTGATCACCGACAACGAATTCTCCGAGCTGCAGACCGCCGCGATCGCAGTGCAGTCAGCGCTGATCGTCCTGATGACGCGCCTTCGTGAGTCGAAGGGTCAGAAGGACGTGCTGTGACCCAGTTCGACAACGACATCCGCGCCAAGGCGGCGCAGCGCGATCGCCTCGCCGGCGACGTGGACGCATTCCTGGCCAAGGGTGGCCAGACCGAACGGCCGGGAACGCCATCACCCAGCAAGCTCATGACGGTGCGCGAGTACAGCGACCTGACGTGGGCACGGAGGAATGAGCAGTGAGCCACCTTCCCGCACGCAACACCGATCCGGACACAAGCCATGAAGCGGCGCGCGAGCTCGTAGATTCGGGCGCGCAGGCGCAGCAGCAGGCGCAGGTTGCCACGGCGGTTCGACAGTATCCCGGACTCACCAGCCGGGAGCTGGCGTTCTCCGCCGGCCTGGACCGCCACATGGTCGCCCGCCGGTTGCCGGAACTCGAATCGGATGGCCTGGTGGTCCACGGAGCGCCGCGCATCTGCAGCATGAGCCGCAAGCGCTGCCAGACGTGGCTGCCTGTGCTGGCCGACGAAGACACGGTGCCGCTGGCTGCCTGACATGAATTACTACGAGCGCCACCTGGGCGATTACGCGAAGGACACGGGTCACCTGAGCCTGCTGGAGCACGGCGTCTACACGCTGCTTCTCGATCGCTACTACGCCACGGAGAGCGGCATTCCCGAGGATCAGGCGCATCGCATCGCGCGCGCGCGGTCAGCTGACGAGCGCGCTGCGGTCGATGTGGTCCTGGCCGAGTTCTTCCGTCTGGAGGGAAACCTCTGGGTTAACGGCCGTGTGGAAGAGGAGCTGGAGAAGGCGCGCGGCCGGATCGCCACCGCCCGCGCAAACGGAAAAAAGGGCGGCAGACCCCCCAAAAAGACCCCGAACGAAACCCGCGAAGAACCCAATGGGTTTCCGCTGGGTTATGGAAATGAAACCGGATCGAAAGCTCACCAATCACCAGACACCACCTCTACTCCAGATAGATCTAAGCAAGCACCAGAGATCTCTGAGGGCGCGACCTTGGCCGGGCGTGCATGCCTGCTGATGCGACATGCCGGATGTCACACGACCAACCCGAGCCATCCGGACCTGCTGGCCGCGCTGGACGAGGGCGTCACTCCTCAGGCCCTGGCCGACACCGTCACCGAGGGCATGAGCCGTGCTCCACCGGTTGCCAAGCCCTTCGCCTGGGCGATCACCACCGCCCGGGCCCGCCATGCCGAAGGCCCCAAGCAACCCCCGCAGAACACCGGAACCCATCATGGACCACGTCGCCTCGCACCTGCCGACGAAGTTGAGCAGTTCATCCTCGCCCGACAGCAGGGCGGAAACGTCATCGACGCCGCGCCTGCAATCGCAGAACGCAATGGATCAGCTGTGGAAACACATGGCTCAGATCTACGGGCACAAGTGGACCAGCGCCTACACGGCGAATCCGGCGGGCGCGGCGGCGGCGACGTGGTCGAAGGGTCTTTCCGGGTTGTCGGGTCGGCAGCTCGCTGACGGGCTGGCCGCCTGCATCGCGACCGCAGAACCCTGGCCGCCGACGCTGCCTCAGTTCCGGATGATGTGCCTGGGCATCCCGCCGTTCGACGCTGTGCGCGCCGATGCGGGCCAGCAGGACGGCTTCACCCGGCTGGTGTGGCAGTACCTGGACGGCCACCGCTACCGGCTGGCGAGCGCCGAGAAGGCCGACAAGCTGCTGCTGGCGGCCTATAACCGGGCAAAGGAATTCGTGATGCGCGGCGGCGAGCTGCCGGCGGCACCGGTGGCCGAGATCGAGCACCAGGTGCGCGAGGCAGTGCCGGCGACGCGCGAGCAGGTCGCCAAGCACATGGACGACATCGCGCGCGAGCTCAACGTGGCGGTCGCCGCGGACGAACCGGCCGCTGCCGTCGAAGAGACACCGGAGGTGTGCCATGCAGCCTGAGGTCGACCAGGAACTGCTACGCCGGGCGCGTCAGTCCGGCCGCTACATGCGCGAGGCTCACAAGCCGCGCAGCGCAGTGCCGCTGTTCGAGATGGGTGAGCCGGGCCGCCTGCAACGCAAGGAATGGGAGGCCGGATGGGATCAGCGGGACTACGAAATTCAGAGGGGTATTGCCGCATGACGACGCTGACCCACGCCGACCTAGTGAAGATCGCTGGCCGGTGGCTTAGGAACACAGCCGGTTGCTCGGTGGTGCTGGAGGAGCTTTGCGCCGCCACCGGCAACGGTGAGAATCCGGATGCCATCGGCTGGTACTGCGGCAGGACACTGCTGGTCGAGTGCAAAGTCAGCCGCTCGGACTTCCTGGCAGACAGGAAGAAAGCATTCCGCGCCGAGCCGGCGCGCGGCCTTGGTCTCTATCGGTACTTCATGGCGCCGAAGGGTCTCTTGCGCGCAGAGGAAATGCCTGACCGATGGGGCCTGCTCGAGGTATCGGGCAGGCGTGTCTACCTTTCCTTGGGGCACGAGCCGAAAAGCTGGCACCAAGGCGTTAATCCATGGGCATTCGAGCAGCGGTTCCATGAAGGCGAGCAGCAGATGCTGCTGTCAGCGATGGCCCGCATAAAGGTGAGGGTTGGAGCTGCCGAGTTCCATTCGATGCTACATCAGCGTCTGATGCAGCCTGCCCAACCGCCGAGAGCGGCCGGGGCTGAAACCGCTGCTAGGTGGGCGGGCTTCGCCGATGAGGCCGCGTCATGACCTCGCTGAAGCCTTCCGATTGGCAGGAGCACGGCGAGGGGATGATGACCCCCAAGCAGCAGCGCATGCTCAACGCCATCTGCGGCGACCTGGCCGCCGGGCTGTCCTGGCACGGGCAGCGCCTGACCAAGGACGACTGGCGCCACATGGTGGCCGGCACGATGCTGGGCTGGCGCCTGATGCCGGCGATTGACCGGGGGCAGGGTGCCCCGGGTCACATCATGCTCGGTGGATCCAGCCTGAAGCTGACGAAGTCGCTCGCGTGCGATGCCATCACTGTCCTGGTGCAGATCGGCGACCACCCGGAAGATCAGGGTTTGCGCGCGCGGCCGGTGCGCTGGTCGGACACGGTTCTGCTTGGGCTGGGATTCAATCCTCACGACTTTGCGGAGGCCGCGTGATCATTTGGCTGATGACGGATGCCAAGAAGCTCGTCGAAGTGATCGAGAACTTTCGAACAGCTCTCGCGGATGATTGTCAGCTGCGTGTTGTACTGGTCGACGGAATCCTGATCTTTCAGGTAGCGCTTCGTGTCGTCATTACCACTTCGACCCACCGTCCGCGCAACCAAGGACGCGCCTATCGCCTTAGTCGCGGCTTCCGACGCTGCTGGTCCGATGATGTGCAAGTCACGCATGTGGTCGTAGATGTTCTGCGGTATTGCGTAGTTATCAACCCCGAACATGACGACAGGCCAAATTACCTCTGCAGCCTTCTCTCTCCAGCGAGCGAAATCCTTATAAAGAAAAGAAGCCATGCTCCTTTCTCGGGCGAGGCTCTCATTTTTCTTCTCAAGATTTTCCGAGCGTCTTTGCAAATAAGCAATCAAAGCGGCTGCGACTATCGCTGCAATACTGCCGACTGCCTGTACCCATGCAGGCCATACCTGACCGGCTTCTTTGTCCACCATTACATTGATGGGATCAAAGCCGATCCAGAAGGACGCCGCAAAGGCACACAGTGCCGCGATCAAAAGCCAAACTACATTCCAACCATTAATTCGTCGCACATCAAATCCCCTGTGATTCGTAGTGCGATTGTAGGCTGGGGGGGGGTGATGCACGGCAACTACCGCGACCGTGCGCTGCTGGATGCCGTGTACCAGGTCGAATGCACCCTGCAGATCGACGGCTGCTGTGAGGGTGGCTTCGGCGAGCCCGCGCACAGCAACCAGAGCCGGCACGGCAAGGGCGGCGGCCTGAAGGCGCACGACTGCTTCGTGGCAGCGGGCTGCAGGCCTTGCCACCGCGAACTGGACCAAGGCAAGCGCTTCACCCGCGAGGAGAAGGCCGAGATCTGGCTGCGCGGTCATGAGCGCACCATGCTGGCCCTGTGGCAGATGGGCCTGATCCAGGTGGCCGCATGATCATCCGGATCGTGGTCTATGGCTCGCCGGCGCCGCAGGGCAGCAAGTCTTTCAAGGGGCTGGCCAAGAGCGGCCGGGCGATCCTGGCTGAGTCATCCAAGAAGGTCCGGCCATGGCGGCAGGACGTGAAGCTGGCGGCCCAGCAGCTGCGCGCCCAGCTTGGGCTGCAGATGCTTGATGAGCCCCTCGTGGTCCGCATGACGTTCACCCTCCACAAGCCGCTCAGCGCCCCGAAGCGCCGCACGGTCTTCCCCTGCAAGCTGCCGGACCTCTCCAAGCTGGTCCGATCGACCGAGGACGCGCTGACCGACGCCGGGATCTGGCGGGATGACGCCCGGGTCGTGGAATGCAGCGCTGCCAAACGTTACCCGGGGGAGGGCGCAGATGCCCTTGACACGCCTGGTTGCGTGATCGAGATCGAGAGGATCGGCATGTGACGGCCAACCCCTACACCGAGCAAGTGGGCGGACCGCGCGGGACGGCAATTGTGAGCCTCGTCGTCGCCTGCCGGATCGCTGACAAGTACCGGAGTCGCCTGCCCAGCGTCAAAGAGCTGCAGGACGACTTCGGGATGCACAGAGCCACCGCTTACCGATGGCGCGCCGCACTGGCGAGCGCGCTCGGCATTTCTACCACCAGCACCACCCCAGGAGAGAACACACATGGTTGACCGCCGCGAGATGCTGGCCCGACTGAACGCGCAGACCGTGCGCTTCGACGTAGGGCAGGGTGGGGGCGCCCCGAGCCTGACCACGTCCGATATCGCCGCCGCGCTGGGTATGGTGCCGGCCGGGCTTGGACGGGAAGTGATGGAGGCGGTGTATTTGCCTGACGGTGCCATCCGACACCGAGGCAAGCTGGCCGAGGCCGTGCTCGCCATCGTGCGCCCGGAGTTCACCCGCCGCGCGCGAGCGCTGGCAGAGGCCGAGGATGATCTGAGCTTCTCCAGGGAGATGGTCAGCCTCAGCCGACGCAGCATGTCCGACGCTCAGCGACGGATCCTTCGGGATCGGGAGGCCGCGGTGGTGCTGGCGCGGGCGCAGGCCTGGCCGAAGAATACCTATCAGCACCTCTCCCGCATGGTCGACGCCGTGGTGCTGGAGCTGGCCAGCGGCAACCGCTGCCCGGCATGCTTGGGCGCCGGAATCGTCAACGACAGGGGCTGCAAGGATTGCAGGTGCACCGGAATCGAGCCGACGCCGGACCGGCGACGAGCGCTGGCAATGGGCACCGACTCGCCGGCGTACATGCGTAGGTGGAAGCCCGTCTACGAATGGCTGCTGGCGGAACTGAACCACGCCGGGGAAGCGGCAGCAAAGCAGCTCTCCCGCGCACTGAGCAATGTCGATCATGAGCCAAGGTCACGCGCTGCATAGCGACTGAGAATATTGTCTTGCTGAGGCAACGGGATTCCCTGTAATTTCGCCACTATCGCGAGACTTGGCCGCCGGCCAAATTTGCTAACCTTCCCCTATCCAAGGGGAGGGACATATGAATCTTGCTAATCAGCTTGTCGAGACAATCAAATCCAAGGATCTTCAAGAGGTCGTGGTAGGCGCGCTTGAGGCGGCCATTGACAGCGAGATGGCAGAGGGGATTCTCAAGGAGATTCCATTCTTTGGATCGCTGATATCCATTGGAAAAGCGGGAATCTCTATCCGCGATCGGATTTTTGCTCGGAAGCTTGAGGAGTTCATTAGTTCATTTTCAGAGCTTAGCTGGTCCGAGCGGTCAAGGATCTTTGATGAGCTGGGAAGTACTCCGGAGCTTCAGGAGCGAGCTGCACTTGCAATCTTGGATATCTTGGAACGATGCGATCCAATCGATAAGCCTCGACTGATCGGAAATTTGTTCGTGGCAATGGTGCGGGGGCACATTCCAAGCAAGGACCTCCTCCGGCTCTGTACGATGATCACCGGGGTCTTCCCCGACGATCTACAGGCGCTTGCCAAAAGGCATAAGCCAGATGATCTCGAGGATGGTCGCCGCTTCGCTCTTCAGGCCAACGGCTTTCTGGTGTCAAGTGTTGGGGTCATCTACGCTGGTGAAGACGCTCCTGAATTAGTTTGGGCTGTGTCACAAGACGGCCTAAACATCCTAAAAAACTGCTTTGATCCAGTGGCACCAGCACACCCACTTTTTGATGACGTAGTGGTGTACTGACAGGGCGGCATGTGGAGTCACGTGCTGTCTGTAGAAAACAAACATGCTACTGCGCAAGCCCTGCATTTATGCGGGGCTTTTTCTTTTGGCGGGCCTGGTCGAGTGGCTTAGGCATCAGCCTTCCAAGCTGAATACATGGGTTCGAATCCCATGGCCCGCTCCAGCTATGCCCGCTTCCCCGACCGGATCAACCCTCGCGCCCAGCCGGCAGCGGGGCGGGCGCCTATCATCGTCACAACTGTCGAGGCCGTCATGCAACTCACTGCCAACTTCAGCCTGGCCGAGCTGACGGTCACCGGCCGGAACATGCCGAATGTCCCGAACGAGGCAGAGGTCTTCAACCTCTCGTACCTGGCAAGGGAAATTCTGCAGCCCCTCCGTGATGCGCTGGGACAGCCCGTCGTGGTGAACTCCGCGTTCCGCTCGGAGGCCGTGAATCGCGCAGTGGGTGGCACGGCCACGAGCCAGCACCGGCTGGGGCAGGCTGCCGATATCCGGGTGCCGGGTATGTCATCGATCGATCTGGCCCGGAAGATCGTGGCCCTTGGGCTTCCCTTTGATCAGGTGATCGAGGAGTTCGGCAGCTGGGTCCATGTGTCCTACGGGCCCCGGCATCGCCGGCAGCAGCTGACCGCAGTGAAGCGTTCCGGGAAGACCGTCTACGTGCAGGGGATCCAGTGAGCGAGCCCGTGAGCACACTTAAGACAATCGTCGGCACCTTTACCGCGGCAGTGGTGGCCCCCGCCACCGCAGACGCCCTCCGCGCCGCGGAGAGGATGATCCTGGGCGTGCCCCAGTCTGTCCTGTTGGTGGCGATCGCCGGTGCTCTGATCGGCGTGCTGCTGCTGCCCGAAAAGGATGCCGATCGGGTCGCTGCCGATGCCAGCCGTACTCGCGGCCACCGTTGGTTCCAGACGGCAGCTCGCATGCTCGCACTGGGACTGGCTGTCATCTCCTACGCCATCGTGGCCGCATGGCTCATCGCCGTGGCGGCGACCTGGTTTCCTTCCCTGGCCGGCGCACCGCAGTTACCGCTGGCGGGGCTGTCTGGCGTGGTCATCCGCCGAATGCTGCCGGGCTACCTGAAGGTGGTCGAGCGCATCACCGGCAACATCGGAGGCGAGAAGCCATGAGCGTACTGTTACGGTTGGCCACAGCCCTTTGGGGCCTGATCGTCGGCGCGGTCGCCGATGCGGTGGAATGGCTGCGCAAACCTGGCAGCAAGATCAAGGTGGTCTGCGCGGTACTTGCCTTCGGCTTCATGGTCGCTGGACTTTCGGCGTATGAGAAGGAGCAGCGGATCCAGGACCTGAGTGCTCAGGTGGTCAAGGTGCGTGCGGATTGGAAGGCCGACACCGCGCGGCTGCAGTCGGACGTGGAGCAGCGCGATGCCCGGCTGGCCGAGGTAGCGGAGACGCTCCGGGCCGAGGCGCAGAAGCTGGAAGCCCTGAAGGCCGAGAGCGCCGCCGCACTGAACGGCTTGGCCGGCAAGATCGAGGCGGCCGAGAAGGATGCCACCACCTGGCGCGAGCGATACCAGCAGCGTCCTGACAGCTGCAAGGCCGCGCTCGAACTGCTCGACTCGGCCTGCCCGGCCCTGAAGGGGTACTGACATGCGACATATCGTGATCGCAGCGGCGGCCCTCCTGACGGCATGCCAATCGGCGGCGCCCAAGCAGAACCCTCCGGCACCGACCGTGATGCAGGTGCCGGTAGCCACCTATGTGCCTATCGACCCCGCGCTGCGGAAGCGCTGCACCTGGGAGCGTGAAGGCAGCCCTTCGGCGGTGTTCGAGGTCAGCAACGGCCGGAAGCGCTGCCTGATCCAGTACGAAGCGCAATTCGAAGGGATCGACGGGATCCAGGGCAAGCCGGTCCCCAGCCGCAACGAGTGAGTGAAATATGGGTAGGCCTCAGCCACCGATCGAACTGCAGGACATCGACCTAGAGGACCTGGCCATGCGGTTCCGGCCTGCTCCCGATGTCTGGGAGTGGATCGAAGCTGAGGTGCTGTCCGAGGACGGGAACCTGCACAACCCCGATCACCTGCACCTACAGGGTGCAGACGTGGGCATCCTCTGGGCGGGCACCTGCTTCACCAAGCAGGGCAGGACCGTTGTCGGCCAGGCCGAGATAGTGGCCTTCCGGGCGGGTGGGTGGCAGAAGGCCCGGATGGAACGCCAGATGGTGGACTGGTTCGGGCGCGTGCCCGAGGTGGTGATCACCCTGGCTGCCGATTACTGCTCCAGCTGCACCGACACGGAGTTCTGCGCCCTGGTGGAGCACGAGCTCTACCACGTTGCCCAAGAGGCCGATCAATACGGTGCCCCGAAGTTCCGTAGGGATGGATCCGCCGCCCTGACGATGCGAGCCCATGACGTGGAAGAGTTCATTGGGGTGGTTCGTAGGTATGGGGCAGGGGAGCAGGTCCAGAAGCTCGTAGACGCAGCACAGCGGCCGCCTGAGGTGGCCAGACTAGACATCGCCCGGTCGTGTGGCACCTGCCTGCTGAGGGCGGCGTAGGCACGACCTGGCACGACAAGGCTGAATACAGATGCCCGCGCTCGACGCCCAGGTGAAGACCTTCATCGTCCAGCAGTTGGCGTGCTTCGACACGCCCAGCACGGTGGTGGAGGCGGTCAAGACTGAGTTCGGTCAGGCCATGAGCCGCCAGACGGTGGAATCGCACGACCCTACCAAGCACGCAGGGCGGAAGCTGGCGCAGCGCTGGGTCGAGCTGTTCAACACCACCCGGGAGCGCTTCAAGGCCGAGACGGCGGACATTCCCATCGCCAACCGAGCCGTCCGACTGCGCGCGTTGAACCGGATGGCCAACAAGGCCGAAGGGATGAAGAACATGGCATTGGCCGCCCAGCTCATCGAGCAGGCGGCCAAGGAGACAGGCGGGGCGTACACGAACCGCCAGCAAGTCGAACACAGCGGCCCCAACGGTGGGCCGATCCAGAGCGCCGACATGACCCCCGGCCAGTTCCGAGAGGAGGCGAAGAAGCTGCTGCAGGAGGTGTGAAGTGGGCGAGCTGACCGCTCAGCAAAAGCTGGTAGCGGCCGAGCTGGCGCGCGAGGACTTCTACTTCTTCAGCCGCTACACCTTCCTGCGGAAGAAGAACTTCCCGTGGATGAAGGCGAAGCACCACGCCCAGCTGTGTGACGCGCTCAACCGCGTCTACCGCGGCGAGTGCAAGCGCCTGGTGATCAACCTGCCGCCGCGGTACTCCAAGACCGAGCTTGCCGTGGTGAACTGGATCGCGTGGTGTCTGGGCAAGGTGCCCGACTCCGAGTTCATCCACATCAGCTACGCAGCACCGCTGGCCCTGAACAACAGCGCCAACACCCGCGAGCTGGTGCAGCACGAGGTCTACGGGGAGATCTTTCCCGAGGTCGAGCTGCGCAAGGACAGCAGCGCCAAGGGCGACTGGCGGACAACCAAGGGCGGGGTGGTCTATGCCACCGGTGCCGAGGGCACTGTGACCGGCTTCGGCGCGGGCAAGGCTCGGCCCGGCTTCGGCGGCGCGATCATCATCGATGACCCGCACAAGCCGGGCGAGGCCGACAGCGACACGGTCCGCCAGGGTGTGCTGGACTGGTTCAACAACACGCTGCAGTCCCGCGTGAACAGCGCGGACACCCCGATCATCGTGATCATGCAGCGCCTGCACGAGCGGGACCTGGCCGGCTGGCTCTTGGGCCGCAAGCCCGGCGAAGAACCGCGACCGGGTGGCAATGGTGAGGTGTGGGAGCACGTCTGCTTCGAGGCGCTGTCGGAGGACGGCGAGGCCCTGTGGCCTGAGAAGCACACTGCCACCGACCTCAACCGCATGCGCGAGTCGATGCCCTACGTCTTCTCGGGGCAGTACCAGCAGCAGCCATCTCCGGGCGACGGCGGGATCATCAAGACCGCCAAGATCGAGACGGTCGATGCGCTTCCCGCCGGCCTGCAGTTCGTGCGCGGGTGGGACTTGGCTGGAACCGAGGCGAAGATGAAGCGGGGTGACTGGACCGTGGGCGCCAAGCTGGGCCGCAGTCAGGACGGCGTCATCTACATCGCGGACGTCCTGCGCGAGCGGATGGGCCCGGACGAGGTGGAGACGGCGATCGGGAACACCGGCAAGGCCGACATGGTCCTCCAGTCGATTCCGCAGGACCCCGGGCAGGCGGGCAAGGCGCAGGTCATGCACCTGAGCCGCAAGCTCTACGGCGTGCCGGCCACCTTCTCGCTTGAGAGCGGGGACAAGGCCACACGCGCGGCAGGCTTCGCCGCCCAGGTCAACGCCGGCAACGTGAAGCTGCTCCGGGCGCCCTGGAACGAGGCGCTGCTCAACGAATTCAAGATGTTCCCCAACGGCCACTACGACGACCAGGTGGATGCGTGTTCGCGCGCCTTCAACTCCCTGGACGACTCACTGGCCCTCTTCATGGCACAGGCTCAATGACCACATCGACCTTCCGCCAGGACGGCTACATGGATGCCGTGCTGGGCGCAGGCGCCATTGCCGCCCTCACCAGTGCGATCGGCCAGAGCGACGCGGCCATGTATGCCGAGGGCGGCCTGCCCGCGCGGGTGGTCGACCTGCCGGCGGACAACGCCGTCAAGGGTGGGATCACCATCACCGGCGACACCGACGGCGTCATCCTCGCGGAGATCGAGCGCCTCAAGGTGCTGCCGCTGCTGGCGGACGCAGCACGTTGGGCCCGACTGCGCGGGGGTGGGTGCCTGCTGCTGATCGTGGCCGACGGCGGTCTCCTGCGCGATCCGATGAATGTCGATCGCCTCGACACCATTCATGAGCTGCGGGTCTACGTCATCGATGACCTTTCGGTCGACCGTTCGTACAACAACCCGAACGAGATCACCTACGGCCAGCCGGAGCTGTATCGCCTGTCGGTACGCGGCGCAGGTACGCAGGTGCTGGTGCACGAGTCCCGCTTGGTGGAGGTGCCGGGCGACCCGATGCCGGCGTCCATGAAGCAGGACAGCATTCCGTGGCGCGGCCGTGCCGCCGCCGCGCGCGCGTTCCGGCGGATCCGCGACTACATCGATAGCGTCGGCTTGGCGCGCGAGATCCTGCGGCGCAAGCAGCAGGCCGTGCACAAGATGAAGGGGATGGCCCAGGCCATCCAAGCGCAGCAGGAGGAAATGATCCAGAAGCGCCTGACGATGGTCGATCAGGCACGCGGTGTTCGAAACAGCGTCGCCGTTGATGCCGACGACGACTACGACATCCGCGATACCAGCGTCGGCGGGGTGAATCAGATCCTGCAGGAGATGCAGATCGCGCTGTCGGCCGAGTCCGGCATCCCCGTGACGCTGCTGTTCGGGCGCTCGCCCGGCGGCCAGAACGCCACCGGCGATGCCGACTTCGAGGGCTACTACAACCTGGTCGAGCAGCTGCGCAGCCTGCGCATGCAGCCTGCTCTGGAGCGGATCATCTCCTTGATCTGCGCTCAGAACACGATGGCCGGCAAGGCGCCGAACAACTGGACTGTGGTGTGGTCGCCCCTGAAGCAGCTCACGCAGAAGGAACTGGCCGATATCGGCAAGACCAAGGCAGAGACCCTCAAGATCGAGGCGGATGCAGTGGTGGCCATCACCGGAACGAGTGCGCTGTCCGAAGACGAGGCGAGGGAGTACGTGAGGCAACGCGGCCTGTTCGGCCTCGATCCCGACGACACCACGCCCGGCACGGCCAAGACCTACGCAGCGCAGACATGAAGAAGAAGCCCGGCAAGGCGCGGCGCTGGCTGTACCCGGCCGGCGTCGAGCGCGACTACACCCGCCGCCTGGTGGCGATCGCTGACGAAGCCGTGCAGACCATCGAGCCTGCAGCGCTTCGCGCGCTGGGCTACCGGTCCGATATCGCTGACCCTTCCATCGACACTGGCTGGTATGAGGGGCTGATCCAAGCCTTGCAGGCCGGAACCAGCCTCTCACCGCTTCAGGACCAGGTGCTCGGGCCACTGATCAGCGAGTTCGCCCGGCGGACGACCAGCTTCAACAAGCAGCAGTTCCACGGCGTCCTGCGTTCTGCCTACGGCGTGAACGTGCTGACCGCCGATCCCGAGCTGCGGGACATGCTGAGCGTCTGGGAGTCCGAGAATCTGGAGCTGATCAAGTCGCTGCCGACGAAGTACGTCGACCAGCTGCGGGGCCAGGTGACCGCGGCGGTGCAGTCCGGCAAGAGCCTGCGCGACGTGGTCGCGCTGGTGAAGAAGACCGGCAAGGTCACGAAAGGCCGCGCCGAGCTGATCGCGCGGGACCAGATCGGCAAGTTGAACGGGGACATCACCCAAGCTCGGCAGCAGGGCATCGGGGTCGAGGAATACCACTGGCGCGGCACGCTGGATGGCCGCGAACGCTCCGAGCACGTCGCCCGCGAGGGCAAGACCTACCGATGGGACAAGCCGCCGGAAGACGGGCACCCCGGGCAGCCGATCCGGTGCCGGTGCAGCGCCGAAGCTGTCCTGCCCGATCTGGACGACCTGAACGCCCTGATCGTTCACTGAGGAATCAACCATGCCAACCGTTCAGCGGTTCGACCGCATGCCGCTGCGAGCCACTCGCACGGCCGAGGGCTTCGTGCAGGACACCGCCGTGCTCACGCGAACCGGGATCTTCGAATACCGCCAGCCCAACGGATCCATCCGCCGGGAGTATCGACCGCCGGATGAGGTGTTCCATGTCGACTCTCTGGCCAGCTACAAGGGCAAGCCGATCACCATCGGCCATCCCGGGCTGGTGACGTCCAAGAACGCCAAGCACCACACCTGCGGCGCCTGCCTGGGCGAGGGAAGGGCGGACGGCAACGACGTGCTCGGCGATCTGATGATCTACGACACCTCCGCGATCGATGCCGGCGCCAAGGAGCTGAGCAACGGATACACGCTCGACCTGGACGAAACCCCAGGCGAGATCAACGGCGAGCGCTACGACGCCGTGCAGCGAAACATCAGGGTGAATCACATCGCCTTGGTCCCCCGTGGCCGTGCGGGCAACGCCCGGCTCAATCTTGATGCGGCAGACGCCGACACAACTGAGGAAGACAACCCCATGCCCACGAACATGGTGCAAGTTCGCTTGGATAGCGGCCTGTCCTACGAGGCGGCGCCCGAAGTCGCCAATGCGTACCAGGCCAGCCAGGACGCCCTGACCGCATCCCGGTCGGATGCCGACAAGGAACGCGCGCGCGCCGACGCCGCCGAGGCGAAGCTGAAGGACGCGGAGAAGGACGCGGACAAGATGCGCCAGGACGCGGCCACCGCCGCCAAGGCCCGCCTCAAGCTCGAAGACAGTGCCACCAAGGTCGGCGCCGAATTCAAGCAGGACGCAACCGACACCGAGATCCGCACCGCGGTGATCAAGAAGGTGCGCGGCGACAGCTTCGACCTGACCGGCAAGTCCGAAGGCTACATCGAGGCGGCTTACGACCTGGCAGTCGCCGACAAGGGCCAGCGCCAGGACGCCGTGGCGCACCAGCGCCACGAGATCACCCCGCCGGCCGGCAACCAGCCGGAAGTCCGCCAGGACGCCCGTTCCGCGCGTGAGCGCATGATCGCCCGCGCGAGCGGCGAAAAGACCGAGGACTGAACCGATGTACGAGGATTATCAGAGACGCGCATTTGCGGGCATGAAGGGCGACGCGGGCGATGACCGTGTCGAATCGTTCCCGGTGGGGACCGCAGGGCTGGGCCTTGGCCTGGTCACCGGCACCAACGCCAGCAAGATCCTGGTCCCGGGCGCCGGCACCAAGGTGCGCGGTATCAGCCTGCACAGCCACACCATCACCGGTGCCGGCTACGTGCAGTACGACTGTGCCTCGGTCATGACCAAGGGTCACGTCTGGGCGCAGGTTGCCCCGGCCGGCGTGGTCACCGAGGACGGCCCTGTGTCGTTCAACGCCGATGGCCGTGTGGCCAACGCCGGCACTGCGCTGCCCAATGCGGTATTCCGCAGCGGCATCGTGGCTGTGACCGACGCCGCCGGCGTGTCCATCAACGTCGCGCTGGTCGAGCTGCACAACCCCTTCGCCACCGCTCCGGCCGCCCCGTAACAGGGTCGGTCCAGCAACCCCTCTCTCTCAGCCGCCTCCGGGCGGCTTCCTTTTTTAGGAAACCCCAATGCCCGCCACTCATCTGCACTACGACGAGGCCGATGTCGTTGCCGTGGGACAGTTCCAGCAGAATTCCGGAGCCGATCTGATCCGGCAGGACGCTGGGATTTTCACCGCCCGCCAGCTCGACTACGTACGCACCCGCACCTACGACCGCCAGCTGCCCCCGATGAAGGGCCTGACGCTCGTCCCGCCGTCCAGCGACGTCCCGGAATGGGCTGAAACCATCACCTACTCGGTGTATGACTCGGTCGGTATCGCCAAGGTCATCGCGAACTATGCCGATGACCTGCCGCGCGCCGACGTGAGCCGCATCGAGAAGACCATCCGGGTCAAGACCATCGGCGACAGCTACGGCTACAACGTCAATGAGCTGATCGCCTCCAACGCCACCGGTGCCAATCTGCCCACCCGCAAGGCCAACGCTGCGCGCCTGGCGATCGAGATCAAGCTCAACCTGATCGGCATGGTCGGCGATGCCGATTACGGCCTGTTCGGCCTGACCAACCACCCGAACATCGGCACCACCACCATCACCGGTGGCTGGACGATGGCGACCGACGCCGACGTGATGCTGGCCGACCTGGACCTCATCTACAACGCGGTCCGCGTGCAGTCCAAGGGCGTGCACACCGTCAACAAGATCGCCATGGCCACCGAGCCGCTGTCGATCATCAGCTCCAAGCGCCTTCCGGATTCGAACGGCCTGACGGTCGCCGAATTCTTCCGCCGTAAGCACCCGGGCCTGGTGTTCGATGAGCTGGCCGAGCTGACCGGCGCAGGTCCGGGCGGGGATGATCTGATCATCGCCGGCGAGTTCGCTCCGGACAACATCACCCACGACGTCCCGATGCAGTTCAACCAGCTGCCGGCCCAGCCGCGCAACCTGGAGCTGGTCGTGCCCTGCATGGCCCGCAGCGCGGGTGTGTCGGTCTTCTATCCCCTGGCATTCACCAAGGCGGTGCTCTGATGGCTACCTACAAGAACAAGTCCGTCGGTGCCCACGTGCACGCCGGCAAGGTCATCGCCCCGGGCGCGACCTTCGACGCAAAGCCGACCCCCAACCTCGAAAAGCTGGTCAAGGCCGAGATTCTGCAGCTGGCTTCGGCCGGCTCGGCGGCGGCGGCCAGCGGCGGCGACGGCGATGACAAGGCAGCGCTGGTCGCGCGCGCCAAGGAGCTGGGCGTCCCGAACGTCGGCGGCAACTGGGGCGTCGAGAAGCTGAAGGAAGCCATCGCCGAGGCCGAGAAGAAGGCCAGCACCGGTGGCAACGGCGAACAGAAGGACGCCTGACCCATGGCCACCGTCATCGAGATCCTGGACTTCCTTGCGCCGGGGCTGACGGCCACGCCGGAAGAGAAGGAAATGGCCCTCTCGTTGGCGGAGGCCTACCGTCCCGCGTGCCTGACCAAGACCAAGTCAGATGAAGCTGTCGCGCTGTACGCAGCGTGGCTGCTCTATGCCCGGGAGCAGGCGAAGGCAGCGAACGAAGCCGGCGAGGTCGTCCCGGTAGGGGTGAAATCCCAGACCGACGGCGACCTCAGCCGCACCTATACCGGGGACGTCTCCGGCGCCGACGGGGTTTATGACCCCGCCGGCTACTACGGGCGCTGGAAGGCCCTCAATGACATCTGCGCGCGCGTGGGTGCCATCACCGTGAGCCCGGTGCTCGGAGGTTGCTGCGGATGGCCGCGGTAACGAAGTCGAGCAGCAAAGGGCTGGATGCCTACGTTCGCCAAGTGAACGCCCTGGACGGCCACGGCGTGAAAGTCGGCATCCAGTCTGACGCTGGCGATGAGGAGGGGACCAGCATCCTCGACATCGCCATCTACAACGAGTTCGGGACGGAGACCATCCCCGCACGGCCTTTCATCCGGGACTTCGCACAGAAGAACGAGAAGGTCCTGGGGATGGCGATGGAGCGAGTTGCCGCAAGGGTCGAGAATGGAGGCTCTGTGGACGCAGCACTTGCCACCTTGGGGGAGTTCGCGCAGCAGCACCAGCAAGCGCATGTCCGTGCCTCGAAAAGCTGGGCCGAGCCGAACGCGAAGAGCACGGTGCAGGCAAAGAGCCGCGCAAGGAAGGGCGGATCGGTCATCTCTATGCCGCTTCTGCGGGTCCAACCATCTACCGCAGGGATCTCGCTGCAGAGCGACGTTCCGCTGATAGACCATGGCGTGCTGGTCAATGCCATCCGCTGGGAGAAGACCTGATGGCGATGCTGGGCGAACGAACACTCCCGCGTATCACCCGGACAGCCGGTGGATACGTCAAAGGCCGCTGGGTTGATGGGGGAGAGTCGGAGACGACCTTCCGGGCCAGCATCCAGCCGGCCAAAAAGGACGACTACGACCAGCTCCAGGCTCTCGCTGAGGGCCGGCGGGTCGAGTCGGCTATCCGGATCTACACCAGGACCGAACTGGTGGTGGCCGGGGATACTGCGCAGAACGGCGATTTCGTCGTTCATCGTGGCGATCGATACCTCGTCACCGCCGGCAGCGATTGGAACGTGGGCATGCGCGGCGTGGACCACTACCGCTATCTGGCGGTCAGGCAGAAGCCCACGGCGGAGGAGGGCTCATGATCGAAGACGAGATTCTCGCCCTGATCAGCCAGGCCACGCAGATGCAGGTGATCTTCGCGAACCAGAACGGCCCTCGGCCCAAGCTGCCATACATCACGCTTCGAGTCGGCACCGCGCCACGGCAGGGCCTGCTGGAAGGCGATCTCACTGAGGATGGGGTCCAGACGTACGCGGGGCACCGTGACGCGACCGTCGAGCTTCAGTGCTTCGGCGATGGCGGTTTCGACGCCCTCGACGATCTCAGCCAGCGCCTCAAAGGCCCGGGAATGCTCGCGGCTGCGCTCGCGGCCAATCTCGCTGTCTACGCTGCGGACGCCGTCCAGAACGTGCCAGTGCTGCGCGATGGCGGCAAGTACGAGCCCCGCGCAGTGATGGACATCGGCATTCGCTACACCAAGGAGCACGACGAAAGCGTCGGGCTGGTCAGCACAGTAAAGGGCGAGATAGCCCTGCAGGGGCAAACAGAGTTGGTCGACAGGTTCGAAGCCACCAGCGCCATCTGAGCGCCCAGCAACAGCAACAAGCCCGCCAGCGCCGTTCGGCGCTCGTTTCCATGCCCAGGAGCAACCTGCAATGGCATCCATCAACCGCATCGCCAAGGTCGAGATTTCCTTGGCGACCACTTCGATCAACCAGCAGTCCTTCAGCGATCTGTTGTTCCTCGCACCTCTGCCGGATACGCAGGAACGAGTGTTCCTGGTCACCTCGGCCGATGAGCTGCTGGATCACGGTGTTGAACTGGTCGATCCGCTCTACAAGGCCGTCCAGACCGTATTCCAGCAGGACCGCGCCATCGATCAGGTCTACATCGGTCGCCGGACCGTGGATGAAGATGGCGATCCGGCGGAGACCATAACCGAGGCGCTGGTTGCAATTCGTGCAGCACATAGCGGCTGGTATGCACTGGTCCAGCTGTCCCGTGTGGCCGCCGACATCATGGAGGCTGCTGCTTGGGTCGAAGCCAACGAAAAGCTGCAGCTGGCCAGTAGTGGTGATGCCGCCATCATTGCCGCCGGCGAGGCTGATATCGCAAGCCAGCTGAAGGCGCTCAACTACAACCGCACTGCGCTCTGGTATCACGCCAACGCAGGGACAGAGTGGCTTGAGGCTGCGTTGGCAGCCAATCGGTTCACCTATGAGCCGGGCGCCGAGACCTGGGCCAACGTGCGCCTGACTGGGGTGCAGACCGATCCGCTGACGGAGGGGCAGTCGCAGATCGCGCACGGGAAGAACGCCAACACCTTCGAGCAATTCCGAAACCTGGGCTTGACCCAGTACGGAACTGTTGCCAGCGGTGAGTGGATCGACATCATCCGCTTCCGCGATTGGCTCAAGGATCGAGTGCAGACCGGCGTGGTGGACGTGTTGGCCAAGGCCGACGGCAAGATTCCGTACACCAGTGCAGGCATCCAAGTCATCGTCACCGCCCTTCGGGCCGCGCTCGATGCGGGTGTCACTGCCGGCGGCATCGCGCCCAAGGAGACCGACGCCAGTGACAACGTCCTTGAGTCGTATCGGATCACCTATCCGGGCCTGGCAGAGATCGCAGACAGCGTGAAGTCCCAGCGCCTGCTGGAGGGCATCCGCTTCTCCGCCCGACTGGCTGGCGCCATCCACACGACCGAAATCACCGGCACTCTTTCTTACAGCATCTGAGGACCTCGCCCATGGGCGTCAAGACCTACGATTCCTCGCAGGTGATCATCACCTTCGGGCCGCACATCATCACCGGCTATGCCGAGGACACGTTCATCTCCGTTGAGGAAATGGGCGACGGCATCAGCTCAGTGGTGGGCGCCAACGGCGAAAAAGCCCGTTCGATGTCCCAGAACCGCTCGCTGCAGGTCACCCTGACCCTGCTGCAGACCAGCAAGAGCAACGACGTGCTGTCGGCAGCCGCCGAGTTCGACCGAGCATCGCACGGGCAGGGCGCGCTCCCGATGGCCATTACCGATCTGACCGGTCGCACGCTGATCGCGGACGCCAGCTCGTGGGTGGTGAAGAAGCCGAATTCGGAGTTCGGTGCAACCGTTGGCACCCGTGAGTGGACGCTCGAAACGTCCAACGACGCGATCTACCATGTCGGAGGCGCACGCTGATGGCCCGCCAGGAAGTGGTGATCGGCACCACGACGTTCTACCTCCAGACCTTCGCGCCGCGCGACGCCCTCAGGATCTTCGGCGACCTCCAGAAAGAGCTGCTGCCCAGTCTGGGCGGGGTCCTCGCGGCGGTGGCAAGCCAGGATGAGGGTGACCTCAATCCCGAAGCGCTGCTCGCCGGGATCAAGTCGTTCTCGATCTCCCTGGACGGCAAGGCACTCGATGCCTGGTGCGATCGCCTGATCGATCCGGAGCGGGTCGCCTTCGAAAGGAGCGGCAAGGACGCTCGAAAGCTCTCCAAGGCCAACATGGATGAAGCGTTCGAGGACTTCGCCGAGATCCTGGAGCTGCTGTTCCACATCATCAAGCTGAACTTCGCCGGCCCTTTGGGGCGCTGGCTCGGCCTCTCTGGTCCGGGCCTGAAAGAGAAGCTGGGCGACCAGTTGGGAAGTTCCAACCGGAACTCGAGCGAGAGTTGATGATCTTTCGCCCGGTAATGGCCGGGCACGTGACCATGACTGAGGTCAACCAGGGATCGGTTGACCTCATGGACCTCATCAAGATCAATGCCCTGATCGACGCCCGCGAGGCGGCCGAAGCCTCGGCGGCGAAGACAACTGGGAAGTAGCCATGGCCTTGCGCGAACTTGTCACTCAGCTGCGTTACGAGCTGAAGGATGGCAACCTCAAGAAATATGTGGATGGCTACAAAAAGGCTGAGCAAAAAATCAACTCAGCAGCGAAGGCTGCGAACAATAAGCTCAACACTGCCCTTAATGGGTCAGTTGCTACTACTGGTCGCCTGGAGCGAGGAGTTGGCAAGGCTGCGTCTGCCATCGACCGGATGTCTTCGAAGGCGAAGCAATTCGGTCGTGACTTCGGCGAAAGCGTCAGGAAAGGAACCAGGGACGCTACCGCCGCGTTGAACAAGCTCGAAAGCCGAGCTTCCAAGCTCAACGGCAAATTGGCGGGCAGCGCGGCGGCGACGACCGTTGCTGCCTACGCCATGCTGGTAAGGCCAACCCTGAACGCAGCTAGGTTCAATCGTGAAAACCAGCTGATTGGCAATACAGCAGAGATGAGCCCAGAAGAGATAGCAGGACTCCGCGACACGATACTGAGTCAGGCCCGGGCGACCAATCAAAACGCTGATGACCTTCAGGCCGCGATTGGGTATTTGGTTGCGGCGGGCATGGATGCGAAAACGGCACAGGAAAGCATCAGGACCATCGGCCGGGCCACGACTGCGGCAGGTGCAGATATTCAGGATCTTGCGCAGGCAGCCTTCACCTTGCAGGACGCCTTGAAGATCGACCCTGCTGGGCTGCAACAAGCGATTGACATCCTGGCTACTGCTGGCAAGGAAGGTAATGTCGAGTTGAAGGATATGGCTCGCGTGCTGCCTGTGCTCGGGTCCCAGTTCCAGGCATTGAAGATGCAAGGCACGGAAGCGGCTGCAACGATGGCTGCATCCCTGGAGATCGCCCGAAAGGGCGCTGCCACTGCCGATGAGGCAGCCACGAATCTCCAGAATTTCCTTTCCAAGATTCTGTCTCCGGACACACTGAACAAGGCCGAGAAGAACTTTAATCTCGACCTCTACAAGGTCGTTACCGATGCGCAGAAGGGTGGAAGAAATCCACTAGAAGCGGCGATTGAGGCTATCGCCAAAGCCACCGGTGGCGATCAGAAGAAGCTGGGCGAGCTGTTCCAAGACATGCAGGTCCAGAACTTCTTGCGTCCGATGCTGCAGAACTACTCCGAATACCAGCGTATCAAGCGGGTGTCGCTGCAACAGTCGAGCGGAACAACCGATCGCGACTTTGAGAGGATGCTTGGCACGGAGGCAGAGCAGCTAAAGTCAGTCAACATTGCCATCGATAATCTTTCAAAGTCACTAGGCTCTGCCCTAGAGCCGGCCGTTACCGCCGTCTCGCGGGCGCTGGCGCCCGTAATCCAGAAGGTGGCTGACTGGATAGACAAGAATCGCGGGCTCGCTGCGGCAGTTGTCTTGACAATAGTTGGAATTCTGGCCCTCAAGACAGCAATCATCGCTCTCCAGATCGCAAGCCTCGCTGCGACTCGCCTTCGGATACTCAGTGGGACTATCGGCGGACTACCTGGTGTGGCGGGAGCGGCCACAACCGGGATTGCAGGATTCTTGGCTAAGCTCGGGCTGGTAGCTGGGCTTTCAGAGCTTGCGATCGCTGGACTCGGGATGCTGGGACTGCCCACCCCTGACGAAATTGCCGCCCAAGGGAATAGCGTGGGCGCCCAGAACGTCAAGCGTGGAGAGTGGCTGAAGGCCTCCACAAATCTCCCCGCCGGAGACTTCATCAGGGCCGCTTGGGATCGAATCGCCAATTCGTACACCAATGAAGAAGTGGCGAAAATGCTGATGGGCGGAACAGTCAGCCGAGACTCAAAAACCACGGGAGCGGCAAATTGGATGCCGCTAGGAGCAATGAACTCTCCCCGCACGTGGCAGATGGTTCCGCCAAGCGTGACCAACCACGCCACGGTGAACCTGTCTGTTCCACCGGGGTCCAACGCTGCCGCCCACGGCGCTGCCGCCCAGCGAGGGACCTCCAAGGCTCTGAGCAGCTTCCAGTATCAGCTTCCGACTGCGGTCGAAGCGTTCTAACCCGGTGCCGCGCTTGTGGTTACCTCCCAGCGCGGCACCCACTACACAAGGCCAGATGGATCCTCATGGCAGACATGACCTTTTTCGACGGCTTCTCGTTCACCTGGGCGAGTGATGGTCCGGTTGCCACGCTCAGCCAGGAGGCGGTCAAGGTCGGGTGGGACTTCATTGGCCAGACGCCGCCGGCGGTGGAGCAGTTCAACGCAGTGCACCATCTGGACGGGCAACGCCAGCAATGGTTGTTCGGTCAGATCAAGGGCGTTACCGACGCGGCAGGCATGACGCTCGTGCCGGACGATACCGGCACGCTCTGGGACGCCCTCTACTCAAAGTTCAACATCGGATTTACTCCGGTGCAGCAGGGCGGCGGCGCCGGACAGTCTTCCAACAAGGTGCATATCGGGTGGGGCGGGAGCGCCGGGCTGAAGGCACAGGTAGATGGGACGGACCTCGGTTCCTTCGTTTTTGCCAGTCGGCAGTTCACCGCAGGCGCTGGGCTCACCGGAGGCGGCACGTTCGGATCTGATCGTGTCATCAGCATGGGCACGCCCAGCACCATCACGACGAGCTCCTCGAACTCAGCGGGCGGGACAAGCCACAGTCACCAGCTGGACATCACGCTTGGTGACGTTCCGGGCATCCTTCCTGTCGCCAAGGGCGGGACGGGCGCAACGGCGGCCGGCCAGGCGCGCGCGAACCTGGACATGGGCACCTTCTTGAAGCTGGCGGAGCTGTCGCTGGCGGAGAACGGATATGCGAGGCTCGGAACGGACAACGGACAGCAGAGCCTCATCCTTCAGTGGGGTCGATTCATCCCGACCTCTGGCATGCCGGAGGGCCCGGGGCCGACCATCACGTTCCCGATTCCTTTCCCCGGCGCGTGCCTGACGGTGGTCACGTCGGAGCGAATCGCCGCGGGTAATGCCGGGATTGACGCTTTCCTCCAGATCGTGGGTCTCCCCTCGGCCACCCAGTTTCAAACTTACATCCAGAAACCGGGTGACGCCTCGGCCAACTGGTCCGGGATGTTCTGGTTCGCAGTCGGGTACTGACCATGTCGCTTACCGCGTTGACGTTCAATTCGGTGTTCGGGACGCGCGCCGTCATCGGCACCCTGCAACTGGATGCGCTTGTGAGCGAGGACACCATCCTCGACAGCTACGCGACCGTATACCCGGTCGAGGACGGCGGGACCATCACCGACAACGTCTCCAGCGACGCCGAGAAGCTCTCGCTCACCGGACAAGTTACCTCGGCTGAGATCACGGTCTATGGCGCAGGCGGCTGGCAGAAGCTGATCCAGGCCAAGGACGTGTTCCGGCAGCTGCATGAGGCTCGAACGCCGATCAGCATCTCTACCGGCATGGACAACTACACCGACATGGTGATGGAACGGTGCAGGATCGGGCGCACCAACGAAGGGGATCATTTCACGGTCGAGTGCGACTTCCGCAAGATCCTCAAGGCGCAGCTACAGACCGATACGGTTCCTGAGGACAAGGCATCTGTCAGCGCCAAGGGCAAGGCTGGGTCGACCCGCACCAGCGGCGGAAAGGTCAATGCCGCAGACCTTAGCGAGAAGCAACAGCAGGCGGCTACCGACTATGTCAACGCCACGCTGGGCATCGGCCCGCGCGTGCGTCCCCCGGGGGTGATGTGATGTTCAGCATTCCCACGATCGACGCAAACGACCAGCTGCTGGAAGTTGAGCTGGACGGTGAGACCTTCTTCGTTCGCTTGAGCTGGAACAGTGAGGCCGCGTTCTGGGTCATGGAGATCCAGAACTACAACCAGGAGACGCTGGTGGCCGGGGTCATCGTCGTGCCGAACGTGCCGCTGCTTGCGCGCTTCCACTACCTGGATGTACCGCCGGGAGAGCTGATGGCTCTGCTGCCGGGCGACGACAGCACCATACCGCGTGACGGCTTTCTCACTGGGAAGGCAAGCCTGATCTACATGACCGAGGCGGAAGTGTCGGCAATCAAGGGAGGGCCGCGCTGATGGCTCGTTTCCGTCGCACCTTCCGCCTCGTCGTTGGCCCGGCCGGAGGGCAGGGCATCACCATCCAGCCGCCGATGCAGATTCAGTTCGATGTCACCAAGGACTCGAAGGAGGATCCGAACGTTCATTCGATCCGGATCTACAACCTCAAGGAATCGACCCGCGCGGCCTTGGAGAAGCCGGACCTCCGGGCGTACCTGTATGCCGGGTACGAGGAGGAGAGCGGCGGAATCTTGCTCGCTGCGGGCACCGTGGTTGACTCGTTCACCCGGTTTGACACGCCTGACGTGGTCACCGAGCTGGCCGTGGTGGATGGCTACGGCGAGCTGCGCGACAGCGCGGTCAGCTTGAGCTATGGGGCGGGAGCCAACTCGGCGACCATCATCGAAGCCGTGGCGCTCCAGATGGGACTCGTCCTGAACATGCCGCGGTCCTTGCAGTCGAGGACCTGGGATCACGGTTTCAGCTTCTATGGCCCGGCACGCCAGGCACTGCACAAGCTGTGCCGAGGGTCTGGGGTCGAGTGGTCGGTCCAGAACCAGACCCTGCAGGTCGTTGCCGTTCGCGGGACCACGGAGCGCTCTGTGGTCGTGCTGCGCGCAGATTCTGGGCTGATCGGCTCACCCGATCGTGTCCGCGAATCCGCTCGGGAGATGGACGCCAGCGCCGAGCCGGGCACGGCCAAAAGGAAAAGGAAGAAGGACCGAAGTGTGGCGGCGACGATCGTGTCCGAACGTCAGCGCCGCGACGGCTGGCGAGTGCGATCGCTGCTGCTGCCGTGGATCAACCCGGGCGACCGCGTCCAGATGGACAGTCGGCAGGTTCAAGGCCTGTGGCGCGTCGAGTCCGTGTCCCACAACGGGGACTACCAGGGCGGCGACTGGACGACCGAAATGCATCTTGTGGAGCGTGTGGGATGAGCCAGGCCAGCGATATCCGTAGACTGATCGCCACCGAGCTGGCAGATGTGCATACGTGCTTGCCGGGCAAGATCGTCAGCTTCGACGGCCTCGCGGCGGTCGTGCAGCCCTCTCTGAGCAAGACTCTCGCATCGGGAGACGACTTGCCGGCGCCGCAGATTGTGAGCGTGCCGGTCTGCTTCCCGCGCGGCATGGGCGGCAAGGCCATCATCTCCGTGCCGCTGGGCGCCGGGGATGACGTCCTCCTGCACTTCTCGGAGCGTGCTCTGGAGAACTGGCTTTCGGGCAAGGACGGTGCCCCTGGCGATCCCCGCATGTTCGACCTGTCCGACGCCTTTGCCACGCCGGTGTGCCGGCCCGGGGGGAGTTCGGTTGACACCGTGAATTTGGTGGTCCGTCTGGATCAGGCCAGCATCACGATATCGCCCGATGGAACCGTGGTGATCTCAACGCAGGGCGCCGCCGAAGTGACCGCGCCAGCAGGCCTGACGATCAACGCAGACATCACCGTCAACGGCATGATCGAAGCAACCGGCGACGTGACGGGGGGTGGCATCAGCCTCATGAACCACCTCACCACCAACGTCACACCGGGCACCGGAATGTCAGGGAAACCGTCCCCATGACCATGGACCTGAAGCTCAACGCGGGCCACGACCTCGCCGTCGAAAAGACCAGCGCTGTTCTGGTAGACGGCGCTGCGCGGATCAGGCAGCAGGTCAAGGTGACCCTGCTGACCTGGCTGGGTGAGTACTTCCTCGACACCACGTTCGGCGTGCCTTACCTGGAATCGATCTTGGTGAAGAAGCCCAGTCGAACAGAGATCGAGGCCGTGCTCCGCAGCAGGATCAACGACGTGCCAGGCGTCTCTCGGGTCACCACCATGCAGCTGACGATCGATCGCGAGCGTCGCTCGCTGCAGGTCGTCTTTGAGGCATCGACCCTTGAGGGCCTTATCGCCGACACCATCAATCTCTCGGAGTAGTTCATGGCCGATTTCGGCGTTACACCCGCCGGCTTCATCCGCAAGCGCCTGGCCGACATTCGGCCGGAGATCATCGCCGCGCTGCGGAACAACCTTCAGGTCGCTGGCCTGCCCGGCGACATCGAGACCCGCCCGGATTCAGTGCTCGGCATCTTGATCGATACCTTCGCCGAGCGCGAGGCAGCGGTCTGGGAGCTGGCCGAGGGCGTCTACGGCGCCATGTACCCCAGCACTGCCAGCGGCGTGAACCTGGACAATGCCGTGTCCCTGACCGGCGTTGTCCGCGATGGGGCGACGAGCTCCCGCGGTTATGTGGTGCTGTTCGGTGAGGGGGGCACGACGGTGCCGGCTGGCTCGCAGCTCCGCAATGTCGAGACTCAGGAGGTGTGGCAACTCGGGGACGAGGTGCGCATCACCCGATCCAACACGGCGCGTGCCACGATCGGGCTGGTCGGCGCGCCGGCGGCGGGCACCTATACGATCTACATCGATGGGGTCCCCTACAGCTACGCGGCAGGTATCGGCGAGAGCACGGCGCAGATCTTCCGGGGCCTCGCCGCTGCAATCACGGACAGCACGGTCACAGTGGTGGCCACCGACGCTGAGGTGCAGCTGACCGCGCCAGCGGGAACTGGCTTCCCGTTGGGCATTACGCCGAACCTGCGGGTCTCCGGACTCGGGAGCCCCGCACTGGCGGAATCCCTCAGCCCGTCCACCTTGGGGGCGGAACCTGACACGCTGACGGAGATCCTGACCGAGGTCAGCGGTTGGGCCGCGGTGACCAATCCCTCGCCGGCTTCCTCGGGCGCGGTCGCGGAGAGCGATTCGTCGCTGCGCAATCGGTACGGCACCGGCCTGTACGCGCTGGGCGGCGCCACGCTGCGGGCGATCATCGCGCATGTCCGGACCAAGGCCGCCGGGGTGACCAACGTTGTCGCCTACGAGAACACCAGCGACTACACGGATATGTCACGCCGACCGCCGCACTCGGTTCATGTCATCGCCGAAGGTGGGCTGGACGTGGAAATCGCCCAGGCGATCTACGACGCGAAGGCCGCCGGCATCGACACGCACGGTGCTTTCGCTGTACCGGTCACCGGTGCCCTTGGCCTCCAGACCGTCGTGCGGTTTGATCGACCGGTGCCGGTCTACGTCTGGATCAAGGCGGCCATCACGTTGCTTGACCCCGGCGAACAGGCCTTCCCCGATGCCGGCCTGGTCGACATCGAGGAGGGGCTGGCGGCGTTCGGTGATCAGCTCGAGATCGGTGATGACGTGGTGTGGCAAGCGTTCTTCAGGGCCGTCTACTCGGTCCCCGGGGTCGCCTACGCGAACCTGACCTTCGCCACGACCACGGATCCGGCAATCGCGCCGGCGCCTGGCGCCTACCATGCGGCCAACATCACCATCCAGCCGCAGCAGCGCGCAATGTTTGATGCCAGCCGGGTCGAGGTGAGCAATGGATCTTGACCAGGACCATGGGCGCATTGCCTGGTCCAACTGGACCGCGCAGTTCAAGGACTCGCCGCGGCTCCGGTCTGTGGTCATGGCGCTGCTGCAGCCCTTCACCACAGTGCAGGGGGCATTGAAGCAGCTGCGCGATGATCGCTGGCTGGACGCCGCTGTCGGGGCCCAGTTGGACGGCCTCGGCGATCTACTTGATCGACCACGCCGCATCACGAATACGCGGGCCATCTGGCATTTCGGCTTTCAGGGGCAGCCGAACATCGGCGGGTTCGGGGAGTTCCCCATGTATCGGGTGGGCGCGGGCCTGTTCACCGGCGGATCCACCCTCGACGACGAGAACTATCGACGGCTGTTGCGCTGGAAGGTCTTGGTGGACAGCGGCTTCGGTACTGCGGCCCAGATCGAAAGCGCTTTGCGTGTGCTGTTCGCCGTGGATCGGATCGCCGTCGAAGACCTGGGGAATGCGCGAATCCGGGTGCACATCGGCCGCAAGGCGACGGAGGATGACTACTTCCTCGGGAACGTAGGTCAGTGGGTGCCGTCGGCCGCCGGCGTGGCGCTGGAGTTCCGAACCTACGAAACGGACCAGCCGTTCGAATTCGACACCTCCAATTACTTGCAGCTGCTCGTCGGCGACGACGGCTCGCTGCTTCTTGGCCATGACGGCTATCAACTCATCGGAAAGGGGTAAACCGTGGCAGAGAAAGAGCTCAGCCAGTATCCGGCCATTGGTCAGATCGGGAGCAGCACACGACTTGCGGTCATTGAGGCCGGGCGCAATGCGCAGGCACCGGCGAGCGTGCTCGGCGCTTTCGTGGACGGGCAGCTGGATGCCTCTGGCCTGCCGGCAGAGATTGACGCGCTTAAGGCAGGTCAGTCCACAAGCGCGATTTACAAGGCGACTGTCGCTGAGCTGCAGGCTGTCACCGGGTCCTACAATGGCCAGGGAGGCTTTGTTCCAAGTGTCGGCCAGTACAGCTGGAACGGTGCGAGCTGGGTAAAGATCGCCGATGACACGCTGGCCCAGAAAGCCAACAAGGCCGAAGTGGAATTGGTGACGGCGCACAACGTCGAAATGAGCGTTTCACTCTCTGAGTACGTCGATATTCCTGCGGTTATCGTGGGGCCGAACAAGGCCCGCAGCCGTGTGAATGGGCTGGAGATCACCCAAGCTGGGTATCAATACGCCGCCTTTGATGTAACGGGATTTGAGATCTCCATCCGGGCAAGCGGGTACGTAAACCACTCTGGTGTTGCCTTCGCCGTGTTTTTCGACGGGAATGGTGTTTTCCTTGGAATGCAGTTTCCAGGCGGTGCTGGGAATGAGCCATTCGAGCATCTGGACCAAGTCCTGTCGCCACCGGCGGGTACGCGGAAGGTTTACATCAGCACCAACACAACCTTCGCCACCCAGCTGAAGTTCGAGGTGCGCAAGGTCATGGAGTCCGCAGCCGAGAGAATCCTGGCAGTGGAAGAGGTGGCTACTACCGTTGACGGGATTGCCGAATCGCTTTCGGGCTGGGTGGAAGAGCCAGTCACGACCGTGACCGGCGCCTACATCTCGAAGTCGACAGGTTTGCCGGTGTCGAATGCAAGCTTCACCCACGCCATCGTGCCTGTTTCACCAGGCGACAAGATTCGTGCCTCCAGCCGGGTGCAGGGCACAGCTGTCGCGCTGGCGGTGTACTTCACCGGGAATGATGGAACGGGATACATCGGCTATGAGATTGACGGAACAGGTACTCCCGTTGACTACAGCGACCATGTGCTGACGATCCCGGCGAACGCTCGAAGTGTGGCGATCACCGGACGTGTCGGATATCCCATCGGCGTGGACAAGGTTGGCGTGGTCCCTGACGTTGCATCCCGCCTTGAGGCCTTGGAGGCTGAATCGGGCCTCTCCCGGGCCGCGATTTCTCTGTTCGGGGACTCCATGATTGCCGACGCAGCTACGGGTATCGCGCCTGAGTTGGTCGCGGCTCTTCCTGGGCGAACCATCTACAAGCAGGGCATCGGCGGTCAGGATGCAAAGCAGGTGGCCGCTCGAATGGGGGCGATTCCCGTTGCAGTCGTGATCACTGGTGGAGCAATCCCCACTTCTGGAGCTGTGGCATGCACGCCGAGCGTTGATCTCTTGCGTCGATCTGGTGGCGTGGCCAGTTGCAAGGTGATGGTCCAGGGTGTTCTCTGCGCTCTTACCTTCGATTTCGCACTCAATAGTGGTGCCGGCGGCTACACCTTGACGCCCCTTGATCCTCCGCCCGTTGCCGTGACCGTGGCTGTTGATACGCCGATGCGTGTGTTGTCGGGCTGGGTTTCGGGGCCATCTACCACCGCCGCAGTGCCGCTAGGAGACCTGCTCTCCGGTACTGTCATCGTTCGGGTCGATCGAAACGACGCGGATCCAAGCAACACCGTAGAAGAGGTGCTGGCCTACAACGAGGCGATGGTCCGCCAGGTGCAACGCTTCACCCGGAATTGGCTCTGGCTGGGTACAACCAACGGCTACGCGGACAAACTGATCGCCGATGGTGGCGAGCGCACAACGCCGGAGTCGTCGCATGCGTATCTGTCTCGCGTTGCGGCATTCAACCATGCTGACAAGCAGGTCTTCTCGATCAATTTTGTGGACGTCATGGTGAACCACCTCGCCAACGGAGGCGGACAGGCGTACAGCGTGCTGGGGAAGACGTTCGATGTGCTGTCGTCTGTAGTGCTAGTTGATGGTGTGCACGAAAACGCCACCGGGAAGAACCTGACGGTGCAGATGATTGTTGGAGAACTGGCCCGCCGTGCGTGGTAGCTCCGAGGCACCGGCAGGGGTGCCCGCGCTAGGCGTTCAGGTCTCTTCAAGCTGCGCCTTCAATCAGCTCCCGACGGTTGTTACGCGGCGTGTTTACAGCGCGGCTGACGCGATAGGCCTCCATCGCCGGTGGCTCGCTGGCCAGCAGCATTGCTATCGCACGGCTCTCGCCACCTGTTGCCAAGACCTGCCGGAGGATCGGATGCCGCGTCAAATTGTTGACGGAAGTTAGCTCCGATACATCAATATGCGTCGAAGCTCGCCTATTCTCGACCGGTGCTTAACGAAAGAATGGACGAGATGCGGATGCATGTTGCGCGTTACAAATATGCCTACGACAAGATTCGGACTTGGCACGTCGGTAAGGGGAAAGCCGCATTTCTTGCTGTGAGGTACGCAGTCACCGGAGACAGCGGTCGTTTTAGGTCGCATGGAGGATGGCGTGTTTCACACCTCCGAATCGCGGCACCCGGCGAAAGCCTTGGAAGTTCATCCTGTTATGAGACCAACGACGATCCCTGAGTCGAAACTTTGACGTCCAGTCGTATTGCAGGTGGGAAATGGTGATGTAGGTCTCGGTTTTCCAATTGACCCGGGACTTACATTTTCACTCGTGTGCAGGGGGCACAGCCATTTCGTTTTTTGAAGCGTAGTTGCCGCCACGAGGCGCCCCCATGAACTTGCTGATCAATTTGCTGGAACTTGCATTGCTGTTTGCTTGCTTTTTGGGTCTTGCCGGCTTGGCCGAGCGCGCTTGGAGGCGACACAGGAAAAGGACGACGACACGCCTTTCGGATCGCGACATAGCGAAGGAGACCGATGGCAACTCGATCAAATGATGCATGTTTCACGGTAGAGCTCGCCGTTGATGGATATAGCTATTCCGCAGAGCTCTGGCGCAGCAGCCAAGCTGATTGGACGCTGCTTTCACTCAAGGTCGGGGACGTTGTGGCTGAGCAAGTCAATTGGCGGGCGTCGTCATGCCTAGATGCATTGACCGCCGCAGAAGCTCTGGCCAAGCAGATCGTCGCCACCAATAGGGCGACGTCGAAAGCTCGCGCGTAGCCCGCTCTGTGAACAGCTCGTCTCGTTGCTCGGCGTCACACGCTGCTCTGGACACTTTTGGTCCAAGTAGCCGGGGTGGCAATTCCGGGAGGGTGGAGACCACAGCTCGCTGGCCAGCAGCATTGCCACGGTATCAGCGCCCTAGTGGCTCAGGTGGTCGGCGTCCGTGGGTGCCGGACGAGACCCGCTGCCAACGCGGTCAATGAACTCAGAAAATCTAGCCAGGCTGACGGCCTGACGATTCTCACAATGCGGGCAGGCGAGAACGGCTCCTCCCGCAATGGCAATCAGGCCCTGGCCAGGCAAGGCATCAAACGACCAGCCGCACGGCAGGCATCGGCACTGAACGCTCGTTACTTCAAGGAGCCGCCCAGCCTCGTCTTCCTGGCCAGCGACGTCAACGAGATAGAACTGTCCGGTGTTGGGCATGGGCCTCTGTGGTTGGCGACGGGGCCGGGGTGCCTCGAACGTGAATCATAGCCGTCCGCTTGTTAAGGTTCGGCAGATTTCTTCGCTCACGGATCCTTGAGAGGGCCGTGTTGTAATCCGGCCATGTGCTATTCCGCTCAAATCAAGGCCGATTACCACAAGCTCGTGCGCGAGTTCGGCGCAGTAGTGTCTATGGACGCGTTCGCGGCGCTGTATGCCCACGATCCCGGCAAGAAGCGGCCGAAGACGCCGAAGGCCATGGATGATGCGTTCGCCGCGGGCAAGACCCCTGCCGAGCGTTCGGTGTGGGCTGCGATCCAGGGCTGGAACTCCGGGGATGCCACTGCCTTCGAGCAGGAGCTGTTCACCCAGAAGACCCGCTTGGTCAACGCCGAGCGCGCGCTGCAGACCAAGGTCACGAAGAAGGCCGAGAACGACGTGCGGGTGGCGACCAACAAGATCGCCCGGGCCCAAGGCAAGCTGGCCGACCTTCGGCGCACCGACCACGTGGCAAGAGACTCGCGGATTTTCCCCGGCGTGTACGGCACCGTGATCGTGTCGGAGGGCGGCAAGCGAGTAGTGAAGCCGATGCGCTACCAGTGCCGGCTCGCCGGGAAGCCGGCCAGCTACGACCAGCGCTATCCCGGCACCTACAACGCCAGGCGCGACAGCCTAGAGGGCTTCTGGCGGCCAGCCTTCGGGTACACGCACGCGCTCATGGTGGTGGACACCTTCTACGAGAACGTGGAGGGGCCGGACGGGAGCAACCAGGTAGTGCAGTTCACGCCCCGCACGGGCGATCCGATGCTAGTTGCCTGCCTGTGGTCGCACTGGGTGGATCCGGCCGGCAGGGAACCCGATCTGCTGTCCTTCGCCGCCATCACCGATGACCCTGAGCCCGAGGTCGCTGCGGCCGGCCATGATCGGACGATCATCAACATCAAGCCCGAGCACGTGGACGCCTGGCTAAACCCAGACCCGGTCGACCTCGCTGCGCTGTACGCCATCTTCGACGACAAGCGGCATCCGTTCTACGAGCACCGGCTGGCGGCGTAGGCTCCATGCCTCGCTTCTAAGGCAGTGATCGGAGGCGTCTCCTCCAAGAAATTGCCGGGCTGGCGAGGAATTTGGCAAGCGCGGGAGTGATGCGATACGTTGAGCGCCTCTGCCAGCCAAGGATGCTCATGCCTCAGGATGACGTTAAAAAACTTCCCCATCACCTATCAAACTTGTTGGCTAACATTGCTGACGTACAGTTATTGCTCAATATCCATAAGCAAGTAGCAGGGGAGGGACGGGGGCGGAAGCGTGACGTCGAGGTGCTCAATAGGAGTGCAATCGTTTTTGTCGCGGCTGCATGGGAATCCTATGTTGAAGACCTCCTAAGCGCAGCTCTCGAGGATTTGATTGAGAAGGGTGCTGATCATTCCGTTTTTCCGGAGTTCGTCCTTAGCACGGTCGGCAACAAACACAATGGGATAAAGGCGTGGAATCTGGCAGGTGTGGGCTGGCGGGAAGCTCTCCGTGACAACATGAAAGCTGTCCTGGCCTCCACGGCAGGCGCCTTCAATACCCCCAAGTCTGAAAAGATCGATGAGCTTTACAAAAAGGTCATTGGCTTCGAGGGTGTTTCAGCCAGTTGGAAATGGCACCGGGTTGAAAGCGCCGATGCAATGGCTAGGCTGGACGGCTTCATCAGCTTGAGGGGCGACATCGCACATCGAGTAAAGGTGGACAGGAAGGTATACAAGAACGACGTCAAACACTTTGCGGCGCTCGTGCTTCGATTGGCAGTGCTAACCAACAATGCTGTCCATGAGTTTATGAAGCTCCGATTGAAGCTTGGCGACCTTGATGGATGGTTGGTAATGAACTATCGAGCACCGCAAAAGGCGAAGCGCATGCAGGAGGAAGACGTCTAA